GAAGAGAAACCCAATCTTCAAGATTTACTAAGTGAGCTAAGTTCAGTAGAGGAGGGAGAGTGTGAATCCTGTGCAGTTTAAGATTTCTTCAGTAGAAGAACCAACTAATATTAAAGGAATGACCGTTTTTAATACTGAAAAGGTGGATACCAAAAAACAGCCTATGTTTTTTGGAAAACCTCTTGGGGTTCAAAGATATGATTCTTACAAATACCCAATCTTTGATAAACTAACTACTCAGCAACTTGGATACTTCTGGAGACCCGAAGAGGTTTCTCTCCAGAAGGATCGTGGAGATTATCAAACTCTTCGCCCTGAACAAAAGCACATTTATACTTCTAATTTGAAGTATCAGATTATGCTCGATTCTATTCAGGGTCGTGGTCCTGGCATGGCATTTATTCCATACTGCTCACTTCCTGAATTGGAAGCATGTATGGAAGTATGGGGATTTATGGAGATGATTCATAGTCGCTCATACACATATATTATCAAAAATGTTTATTCGGACCCTTCTGAAGTATTTGACAAAATTGTGACTGATGAGCGTATTCTTGAGCGTGCTAAAAGCGTTACAGAATCATATGATAATTTTATTCAATCATCCCAAAGTTATGGTGCATCTAATGCTTGGGTGCATAATCTTGAAGGAGTATCATACGCAAGGGAAACAATCAATGACGTTAAACGAAAACTCTATAGAGCAGTCGCAAACGTTAATATTCTTGAAGGTATTCGCTTCTACGTTAGTTTTGCTTGTAGTTTCGCCTTTGGTGAACTTAAGCTTATGGAAGGATCCGCTAAAATCATCTCTCTTATCGCAAGAGATGAAAACCAACATCTAGCACTTACTCAGAACATTCTGAATAAGTGGAGGGAAGGTGACGATTCCGAAATGCAAAAAATTATGAAAGAAGAGGAAGAATGGACCTATAAGATGTTTGATCGTGCTGTAAATGAAGAAAAGAAATGGGCGGATTATCTGTTCAAAGATGGCAGTATGATTGGACTGAATGATAAACTTCTTCAGCAATACGTAGAGTGGATCGCAAATAGAAGACTTAAAGCAATTGGACTAAAACCCCAATATGATATTTCAGCAAACAATAATCCACTTCCTTGGACTCAGCACTGGATTTCCTCTAAAGGTCTCCAGGTGGCTCCCCAGGAAACGGAAATCGAAAGTTATGTGATTGGTGGAATCAAACAGGATGTGAAAAAAGATACATTTAGTGGATTTAAACTATGATTTAAGACTGAAGTTGAATATTGTATAAATAACTATATAACTCAACTTCAGTCTTAAAATGAATAACTATATTCTTTACTACTACTTAAGGGAGGACTTTAGTTCTCCCTTTTATGTTGGGTATGGAAAACCAAGAAGAATACACGCAAAACATTTGAGAAGTAATGGAGCAAATCTATTACCACCAAGAGAACGAAGGTATATTGTAAAATCTGGTCTTACCAAAGAAGAAGCAATAGAACTTGAGATAAAACACATAGCACTTTGGAAAAGAGAGTGTGATGGTGGTGTATTATTAAATCAAAATCTTGGTGGGGAAGGAAAACCTGGAGGACAAAAAACCAGAGGATTTAGTGGAAAAAAACATAGTGAAGAAAGTAAGAAAAAAACTTCCTTAAAGGTTGCTGGTAAAAATAATCCAAGGGCTAAAAAATATACATTCATATCTCCAGAGGGAAAAGAGTATATTGTAGAAGGTGGAGTTAAAAAGTTTTGTAAACAGATAGGAATAACTTATGATGCGGTTTTGGGAAAGAAAAGTAAAAACACAAAAGGATGGTGTATTATAAATACCTAAAAAGTATTTCATAAAATGAACGCACAAGAACTTCGCAATCTTCAAGAAGCATACATAGAAGTTGTTATGAATGAAGGATTAGGTGGTGCCAGAAATCAAGGTGATTATGAAGAAAGAGAACGAGAAAGACAAAGAGTTCGTGATGAACACCTACGAAAGTATAAAAGTGGAGAACTTCCTTGGCAAAAACAAAAAAAAGCAGACCAAGCACAAGAGTTCTTGAAAAAACATCCTCGTAAAAAAAGAACTCAAAAAGAACAAGTAGACATCTACGACATCATCCTCTCACATCTTCTTGATGAAGGTTATGCTGAAACACCAGAAGCAGCAGAAGCGATTATGGTGAATATGAGTGAAGAGTGGAGAGATAGTATTGTTGGTTGATTTTCTTTTATACTTATTATGACTCCAAAAATACTTTCTCAGGATTCAAATTATGATGAATGGTGCGAACAGGAAATCCTGAACGCATATAGAGAAGCAGCAGAGTGTGATGAGTTTATGTTTGGAGACTATGACTATTGTAAAGAATGGTTAGGTGCAAATAACTAATTACACATAGATAGAGGAGGTTATGCCTCCTTTTTTTTATGTCTAAAAATCAATTGACTAAAGATGAAATTAAAGTTCGTGTTTTAAAATTAAAAGATAATCTTTATAAAGATCATATTAGACCTGAAATGGATATGAAAGGACTCGCCCATAAATATCTGAACGAAGTTCTTGATATTATTGATGAGTACAGATATTAGTCTTTTATGAAAAATATAATTCCTTCTTCTAATTGCTTTTTATATTTTTGATGTCCTATTTTATTTTCTTTTAGATAAGATACAACACTTTCCCAAGTTTTAGTTCCATCACTTACTTTTTTATTTCTTGATGTTGTAAGTGTTTTTTTATGTTCATCTGTAAGTTTTTTTCCATACATAGGATTTCCTTCTCCTTTGTACATATCACTTAATTTTTGTCTTACCTCTGGTCTATAAACTGGATTGTATGATTTATCTTTCATCTTTTCACTTCTCATATCACAAAATTTATCATTCTTCATAACAACCTCATAAATTCCTGCTCGTTCGCTTACAAAAAATCTTCCCTCAATATTTGTGTTATAATAATCATCAGTCATTAGAACATCTCTTTTGAATTGCTCCATAGTTTCGTAGTAGGACATAGATTTTTTATGAGGACATAGGTAAAGTATTTCTCTTTCAAATTTATCTTTACCTATAAGTTTTACATCTTCATTCAATTCATCACAAGAACCAAAGTAATTTTTCCAATCACTTTCTTTTGTTTTTCTCCTACCAGTTTTTTTATCTTTTCTTCTTGTCCAAAAAGATTTTTTGCCAATATATTTTCTATTGTTTGTTAAATTTGTTATTAGATACACAAATCCCTCTATGCCTTTCGGAGCATCTACAAAATCTTCGTCGTTATATTTCCAAGTCATAGAAATACTTTCTTCCATTAAAACTATTTATACTGAAAATGTTTTTAAAATTACTAAAAATTATCAATTGGTTCTTGACAAGACAGAAGAGTGCTCCTATAGTGGAGGAACCTGCTTCCGAAAAGACTATTATGAACGCAACGACTGAAGATATTGTTGCTCACGTTAGGTCGTGGTCTCTTGACCGTGCTGCTGATATGAGCGTTGATAAGGAGGATGCCCGCGCCATTCTTGCTGAATTTTATGAATGGATTGAACCAGAAAGTGATGAACTTGAAATTGTTTCTCTAGAACCAGAAAGTTGACAGATTCTAAATAAAAACTTATAATGTTAAGATTCACAACTATGTGGATCTTTTTTATTATGAGATTTTGATTGAAATTTAGAGCCGTGGAAAGTGCCCTTTGAGAAAAGGGTGTACCCCCTTTCTATACGGATGTAGAGTTCTGTAAAATTTAATGCTTTTAAAAACACTTTCAATTCTTGCCATTGCCGCTGCAGGATTAGCACCCCTTCAAGCAAAGGCAGCGAGCGGATGTTCCCTCGCATCGCATTATGGTATTGGTGATGGATATCACGGGCAGACAACTGCCAATGGCGAAAGATACAATGCTTATGGTAAATCAGTAGCACATAAATGGCTTCCTTTTGGAACTAGATTGCGTGTAACTAATCAATCTAATGGAAGAACGGTAATTGTGCGTGTTAATGATCGCGGTCCTTATGTCGCGGGTAGAGACCTTGACTTGTCTTATGGTGCATTCTCTACTATTGCCTCACCTAGTCAAGGTGTTGCTAGGATTTGTTACTCGCGAGTATAATGATCTAAAAGTTTAATAATAAATAGAGGAGAGCGATTGCTACTCCTCTTTTTTTATGATCAATTTTAACTTCGGGAAGAAGAGACCGGATAAGAAGCAGGTAATCCTTATAAGCGCCGTATTGGGCGTTATGGTAGCAACACTCTCCCAATGCACCGGAGCGCCCCAGGAGCGCCTCCAGGACCTTCTAGACGAGGTTCAGAGGGTTCTGTTCCCAGGCACCATAATCAATGAGGTTCTGCTTCAAGATCCTGGTGTGGTGGATAGGAGAGTTGAGAGAGACGTGGATAAATCCATTCGTGATTATGAACGCTTGACAAGAGACTCAGATCCACCTAGAGTACCTTTGCCGCGGTTGATCGAGAAAGCTCTAGATACTTCTAAGTGTTATACTGAAGAGTGTAAGAAACTTGGAGCAGAAATGAGACTTTGTTCACCATGGCTTGACACCTGTAAAAAAGAGTAGTACAATAATCATATGAGCAGTGGGGGTCCAAACCTCACATAAGTCTCTCCCCTCCTATGCCTCTCAACGATGCACAAACCTGGAGGACTCTTGGGCACATAGCATAATGGATAATGCAACATCCTTCTAAGATGATGATTGGGGGTTCGAGTCCCTCTGTGCCTGTTGGAGTTTATCTCCATATATAAAAGTGATAGAGGGTAAGTCCCTGTTATATCTTTATGAGATATATCACACTTACTCCATCAAATCGTAGGAAGTGCAAACCCTCTCGCTGGTCCTAGTATTCTGTGTCTAGATGAAGGTAAAGGTGATTCTGTCCGCACATAGAAATCCCTCCTACTACCACAAATATTGGTAGATATGTATATAAATAATACTAGCAAGTTTACCAAAAATGAGAGCAGATTTAGACCAAAAGAAGGATTACATAATTGATTCTTTACTTTCTGGAGTATCTCCAACAAAGTTATGTTTAGAATTAAATTGTAAAATTGATACTTTAAGGTCTAGATATAAAAAATGGATTCCAGATTATAAACCAGATTATACTAAACAAATTAGACAATATGGGGGTAAAAACAAATGGAAATCTCTTTTAGAATATACTCAGTTTAAAGGTAAGTCTTGTAAGAGAGAAATATTACACCGACTTTTAACGGAAGAAAAAGGTGATAATTGTTCAGAATGTGGCATTTCTTCTTTCTGGAATGGAAAAAAATTAAGATTGCAAGTAGACCATATTAATGGAATTCCGAATGATAATACTCCAAGTAACTTAAGATTGTTATGTCCAAATTGTCATTCTCAAACAGAAACTTTTTCAAATAGAAATAGAATAGCTCTAGTGGTGGAACGGTAGACACAGCGGACTTAGAATCCGCCGCCTTAAAAAGCGTGGAAGTTCAAATCTTCTCTGGAGCACTTGACAATCAAACTTAAATAGTTTATGATTGTCTCATTGCGAAAGTAACTCAACGGTAGAGTCCCTGCCTTCCAAGCAGGTTGTTGCGAGTTCGAATCTCGTCTTTCGCTCTTGGTAGTCCTTAGCGATTAACTAAGTAGACGCCAAAGGAAGTTAAGTCAAAGAATCGAGACAAGCAGACAATGCCCTTTGAACTGGTGTAAGTCCAGTAACTTCCCTTATTCCCCTATAGCTCAACGGCAGAGCAGAGAGCTGTTAACTCTAAGGTTCCTCGTTCGAATCGAGGTGGGGGAGTTGGATGGACTTCGCTTCTTCCATAAGAGTCGGGACTATCATATCCGACTCACTACGGGCGATTAACTCAGCGGTCAGAGTGTCTGCTTTACACGCAGAAAGTCCACGGTTCAAATCCGTGATTGCCCACTTGATAAATAAAAATAAAAAGAGTATAATGGAAAAACTTTATAAACTACTGAGTGATGCACAGTCATCGCTTTTTGTTTTATTCCATAAAACTTGGGCATTTCATTGGAATGTCGTAGGTGAAGACTTTACTCAACTCCACCAACTCTTTGGTGGTCAGTATGAGACTATGTTTGA